CCTTTCGGTCTCCCTTCGAGACGTAACCATGCGAGTCTTCCAATGACCACCACGCAACTTAGGTGGATCAGAGAAAAGGCCCGCTCGACGACTTGAGTCGACTGGAACACGCCAGGCAAGAGGCTGGCCGGATGCTGAGTACCAATTGAGGTATTTTAGCACACCGATCAGCGCCTGTCCTTGCGTAGACTCGCGCCACTCATCGCTACGGCTATTAAGCCACAACAATAAGGAGTTAGCAAGCCAGAACCAGTCTCCACGGTCTCGCCCCGTCTGCCCTTTCAGGTAGAACGGTTTGACGTCGTAGCCATCCCAGAAATGACCCCCGCAGCTTTCGCGAAAGGGGCCATCGAAGAATGACTTTTCGACATTGACCACGACGCCCGCAGCCTGATAAGCGAGGAGAACTTCCTCACGAACGTCAGCTGGGACAATCAAATCATCGCCGTGGATGGAAACCACACGCTCGGCAAAAGGGAGCGAACTCCGTTCTGCACAAGCGAGGCCAATCGCATAGAAAATAATGCTTTCGGCCTCGAAAGTGTAGCCATTACCCATACCTGACATCATTTCGAGCCGCGCAAGGCGGCCTTCGATGACAGCAAACGGGGACCGAGCCATATACATGAGCTCAAACCACGCAGGAGGAAAGAGTAATTCGTAGAGTGCAATCGTAAGTGAATCCGATGCCCTCTCGCCATCCACAGTTGCCACGCGGCCAGTCTCAGAACCATAGCGAGCGAGCTCGCTATTCACGGACCCCGAATGATCGAGGTCAATCCCGTCGGTATATGAGAGAGGTCTGCGTAACAACGACCTGAGCTCCTTGCCGATGCCTTTCTGAACGAATCCGTTCAGCTCAGGCTCCTTGAGGATGATACGATCGATTTCGGCCGTCTTTGGGACGACGTCCAGGACCGCACCGGCTACTGTTGCCAGTCGCCAATCAGGTAAAGTGTGCCTCCCACTGGCATCCACATACATAGTAGGATCGCTACTAGTAAGTTGAGACCAAGCAGGAGAAGTTCGTATCGCATGAGCGATAAAGCTCCTCAGTCTTGTTGTGACACTACGGCCATACAAGAACTTATTAGGTCCTTGACTTTCCGTACGTTTCATAGTAGCACTTGCGCCGTTACC